GAGCAACTAATAAAAAGACTCTAAAATCTCAGCAAGATGCATTAAAATTGGCTAAGGCAAAGGCAATCTTTGACATCCAAAAGATTCAGATTGAGGCAGCCCTAAAGGGCAAGATAAGCGAAGAAGATCGCTTACGGCTACTACTTATGAAGGCCATCAATGCTGAGAATTTAGACGACATTGACAAATACACAAAGGCTCTTGATGCAGCACAGGCCAAGACTAAAGAATTACAAGCCTTGCTGGACGCTATAGCCAAGAACAAAATTGGCAATGTTGTCTCAGCAGATTTTTACAAAGGTATGAGCGAAGCTGAGATTGCTCTAGAAAAGTTTAAGGAATCTGGCAAGTTTAGAATTGCTGGCATTGGCAACCCTGTAACAGCAGACTTCTATAGAGGTCTTAGTGATGCAATGATTGCCCTAGAACGATTTAGAGAAGCAGGCGGATTTAGACTCGCTGGTGTCGGCAATGCCAGTGCAGTTGCAAGTAATGGAGCTGGTGGTTTTACTGATTCTCAAAATGAAGCAAGGCTTTTGGAAGAAGCAAGAAAGAAGGCAGCTGCTGAGGCAGCCGCTGCTGCTGCTGCTGCCGCTACTACTGTAATTGTCAATGTATCTGGCACAGTAACTGCTCAAGAGGATTTAGAAAAAGCAATCCAAGATGCGATAAACAAGTCCAGAGCTGCTGGCAATGTTGATGCCCTAGCCCCTAGATCATGGCGAGGCGAAGTGTAATGGCTTTACCTGCAACAGTAGGCGTAACTATAAACTTTAGCGATGGTCCAGCGTATGCACAGGCCATGATTCTTGACCAAGGTTTATTAGGTACTAATGTTCTTGCCAATAGTGCAGCTATTATCATTGACTACTCAGCACAAACGACACAGATTGCTACACGCAGGGCGCGTGACCTTATCAATGACATTTACAATACAGGCAGTGCCTCAGTCAAGATTCTTGATCCTAATGGGGATTTCAATCCTACTAACACGCTTTCTCCAATTTATGGTTTTGTAAAGCCCTTACGCAAGATACAAATAACAGCTACTTATGGGGCAACTACATATAGCTTGTTTAGTGGTTACATTTCTGAGTACAGATATACCTATCCTGTAGGCCAAGAGATTGGCTATGTAACAGTGCAGGCTTTTGATGCCTTCAAAATTCTTAACCTCGCCTATATTGAAACTGTTACAGGTGGAGTTCTCGGTCAAGACACAGGTACTCGTATTGAGAAGATTCTTGATGAAGTTGATTGGCCTGCATCCATGAGATCAATAGCAATCGGTGACACAACCTGTATTGCAGATACTGGCACAACTCGCACAGCATTACAGGCTATCCGCGTGGCAGAGTTTAGCGAGCTAGGGGCTTTTTATATGGATGGCGCGGGCAACGCTATCTTTAAGAGCCGCACCGAGACTATTGAAACAGCAGGCGGTACTCCTACAGTCTTCAATCAGACTGGTGGCATCGATTACGCAAATCTAAAATTTGCGCTAGATGATAAGCTCATAATTAACTCAGCCAATATAACCCGCGCTGGTGGCACAACCCAGACTTCTACAGATACTGCAAGCGTGGATACTTATTTCTTGCATAGCGTCAATTCTAATAACCTGATTATGGAAACTGACGCAGATGCCCTTGATGTAGCACAGCTCTATGTTGCAAGTCGTAAAGATACAGACCTTCGCATTGACTCCATGACCCTTGATCTTATGACTGCCAATTACACAGCAGGCGTTACTGCTGCCTTGAGCATGGACTTTCTTTCCCCTGTTACCATTTCAAACATTCAACCTAATGGCGACACAATTACAAAGACTCTACAGATTCAAGGCATGAGCCATGACATTACGCCAAACTCATGGGTAAGCAACTTCTTGACAATGGAACCCATAACCGATGGCTTCCTGCTTGACTCGACAATATGGGGTATCCTTGATACATCCGTACTTAGTTACTAGGAGATAAGATGGCTAAACAGACCTTCACCACTGGGCAGGTGCTGACTGCTGCCCAAATGACATCGCTGCAACAAACAGCAATGGGCGGTGGATCAACGACTGCTAAGACTGCTAGTTATGTCTTAGTGGCTGCTGACGCTGGAACAGTCGTACAAATGAACAGCGCAAGTGCCACAACGATTACAGTCAATACCGCCCTCTTTGCGGCTGGTGATACTGTGGAAATACAAAATGTCGGCGCGGGTGTCTGCACAGTAACGGCAGGTACGGCAACAGTAAATACAAGTAGCACTCTGGCACTAAAACAATACGATGCTGGCACCCTGTATTTTAACACTACAAGTGCGGCTATATTTTTTGCATCAGATGCAGCTGACGGCGGATCACCACTTACTACAAAAGGCGATTTATACACCTATTCAACGGCTGATGCCCGTTTAGCAGTAGGCGCAAACAACACTTTTCTGATTGCAGATTCAAATGCCGCAACTGGATTAAAATACGGCGGAACTTGGACTACTTGGACACCAACTTATAATAATTTAACAGTTGGCAACGGCACTACAACCGCAAGATACCAACAAGTTGGAAATACAGTTTTTTATTTTATTAAGTTTGTAATGGGAACAACAAGTGTTGTAAGTGGAGATGTTTACTATTCTTTACCTGTTGGCTCTGCCTCAAATGCATTGTATAATGGTGTTGCTGAATACATAGACACTGGCACACAAGATTTTGGCGGTACAGTTGAGTATTCAGGCTCTAATGGATTTTTTAGGATTACAAATGTAGCGGGCACTTATGCTACATACAGCACTACATTAAGTGCTACGCGCCCGTTTACATGGGGATCAACCGATATAATGTCGGCTTACGGATGGTATGAGGTGGCGTAATGACTTTTGAATTTAATCCAAGATTTCCCGATGCAACTAATGAGCAAAAATGGGAACAGATGAAGTTGTGGCGCAATGCTGAACTTGTCCGAACAGACTGGACAATGCACATAGACGCGCCAACCGATAAAACTGCGTGGGCTATTTATCGCCAAGCGTTAAGAGATTTACCAGCACAAGGCGGAGATGCTGACAAGGCAACTTTTCCAAGTAAGCCTGCATAGTGGAACACTTGACTAAGACAATTACTTATGAAGCCGCGTCTATCTAAAGCTGCAATACAGTTAAGAGAACAGTTAGATGATTCCTTCCCAGATCGTGACAGGGCATCGGATGGTTGGGTCGGTGATACCCGACACGCTGCTCGCAAGTCTGATCATAATCCAGATGAGCAAGGTTGGGTTCGTGCCATTGACATTGACGCAGATTTATTCGGTGCAGGGGTCAAGCCGCATATCATGCCAGACCTTGCAGATCAACTTCGAATCAGTTGCAAGTCTAAGGCAGAAAAGCGCATCTCGTACATTATATTTGACAGCAGGATTGCGTCTCCCATCCTTAATTGGAAGTGGCGCAAGTACACAGGGGCTAACAAACACAAGGCACACATGCATGTTAGCTTTAAGAAAGAAGCTGACTTATTGGGTGAATTTTATTCGATACCTATGTTAGGCGGAAACTAATGAAAAACATCAAGCATCCTGCATACCTTGCTGCTGGAGCATTTTTAGCAGCTTGGGCATCTACTAACTTTGAAGCAGATTATCGCGCAATCCTTTGGGCTGTTTTATCTGGTGTCTTTGGATACGCGAGTCCTAAGAAGTGACACAAGCAGATTTCTTCACGCTCTACATTGCCACTATAGCTGTCATAGGTGGCCTGTCAGGTTATGTCATTACTCACCTGTTGTCTGAAATTAAAAGACTCAACTCGCGGGTTGATGAAATCTACAACATCTTACTAGACAGGTAACATTGTGCTATGGCAAGAAAAGCAACTAAGGCTTTAGAGGATCAAGGTTACTCAGCTCTTGATGCTTACTGCATTGGGATTTATGAGTATTATCGCTCTCTAAAGAAAGCAGGCTTTGCAGACAGCGTTGCTCTGTTTATGATTTCAGAGCCTCAATCTTATCCTGCATGGATATTGCCATCTCCTGTCGATCCAGAGAAGTTCGGCGATTATGAAGATGAGGACGATGACTAAACGCAGATACTTGGTTATCTCGGATTTACAAATCCCATATCACCATGAGCAAGCTGTTAAGAATCTTATCAAGTTAGTAAAGCGGGAGAAGTTTGACCTCATCTTAAACACAGGCGATGAGTTAGATATGCAGAGCCAGTCTCGCTGGGCTCAAGGCACTAAGTTAGAGTGGGAAGGTACGCTAGATGCTGACAGAAGCCTTGCGCAGGATATTCTCTATGAACTCGGCACAACAGATGTCACTCGGAGCAATCACACAGACCGCCTATACCACACAATATTACGCGCACCTAGCCTCATCGGATTACCAGAATTGGAATACGCAAAGTTTATGGACTTCGCTGGACTCGGAATCCGCTTCCATAAAAGACCATTCGAGTTTCATAAGGGATGGGTCTTAGTCCATGGAGATGAAGGATCAATGAACTCTAATGCTGGACTTACAGCTCTTGGGTTGGCTAAGAAGTTCGGCAAATCTGTAGTCTGTGGTCACACTCACAGGGCAGGCATTAGTGCCTTCACAGAAGGCATAGGAGCCTCATACAGGACTTTGTGGGGATTAGAGGCAGGAAATGTCATGGACAAGAAGAAAGCCTCTTATTTGAAGGCTGGGAGTGCTAATTGGCAGATGAGCGTAGCAGTGATTGAGACACATGGAGACCGCGTAAGTCCTATGCTAGTGCCTCTAAATAAGGATGGGTCATTTACCCTATATGGACGACTTTACGCTTGATGTAGTTCGCACCATCGACACGATGATTGATGAGTCAGAATTGTTACCATTTCGTTATAAGAATGTGCTTGCTTAGTCTGTCCATTATGCGACACTAATCCTGTACCCAATCAAGGGCATTGGGGCGGATAGGTAAAAATCATGGCAACGATAGAAATCTACGAAAGTGCAGTAACTTGCAAAGAAATCCTGTATTGCATTTATTGCGATAGACAAGTTACCAATAGAACCCATTGCATCCCCTGCAATGAATACAAGAGTGTTGTCACACTAGCTCAGTATGTTGAGTTTAATGGACATTACCCACGCATGCAGGCGGTCAAATAATGAAGATTACAGCTAAAGACTTTGACAACTTAACAGATACAGTCATGGGCTGGAAAGGCAATGATTGGGAATTGCAAGGTGAGAGATTTGCTGACAAGCCCTCACACGACTGGGCTGTAGTGTGCTGGTACGACTCTGTAGTCAGCATGATTATGGCTCGCACATTTCTTGAGCAAAATGACTACGCATTTCAAGAATCCTACGATCACAATATGGAATCATGGGTATTGCTAACTAATTACGACTCTTTTAACATGGCGGTGTCAGCATGACGAATAATGACAAGCTGCTTATTATCTGCCTTATTGGGGCAGGTATTAGCTTTATAATCTGGGCGTTGCAATCCTACAAAGAAGCCTATGATCGCGGACATCGCGATGGCTGGCACAAAGGCAGAGCAGTCAATCGAGCAGATTTTTGGCAAGAATGAAACATGCAGAGATACTTAGTTCTGCCACTGATCTATACAAAGACAGAGGACTTGCTTATGGTCACCCAAGTGACAATATGGCACGAGCAGCACGACTTATTAGTGCCTACCTTGAAATGCCAGTGGAAGATTACCAAGTTGCAGTTATCCTATCGCTGGTCAAAATCGCAAGGACAATCGAAGATGGATCAAGAGTGGATTCTTGGATTGATGGAGCCAGTTATCTAGCAATCGCTGCACAACTCAAGACAGAGGAAAATGCACTCTATGTTTAATTTAGCCGATTACGAGCCAGTTGAGGTGAGACTTGAAAAGTTTATTAAAGACCATCCAGATTTTCGCATTAGCACTGAGCTGGAAGTTGTGGAAGCTAGTCGATATATTGTTAAGGCTTATCTCTTTAAGACTAGCCAAGATAGCATCGCATGGGCGACAGGGTACGCGGAGGAGACAGTTAGCACTCGCGGCGTCAATCAGACTTCTGCACTGGAGAATTGCGAGACATCTGCAATTGGCAGAGCACTTGCAAATGCGGGTTATGCTCCTAAAGGAAAGCGTCCTAGCCGCGAAGAAATGAAAAAGGTTGCACCTAACCATCCCGCTTTACAGGTAGTGCCACAGCCAGTCGATGTTGATTATTGGAACACATCCTTTAAAGAGCAAGCAGTAATCGCAGACATTGTCAATACGCAAATGGATACGCCATCGTGCGTTCATGGCGAAATGATATGGCAGACAGGAATAAGTGCAAAGAACGGGAAAGAATGGGCGCGCATGACATGCCAGTCTAAGGGGCAGACTGGTGGCATGGATCAATGTCCTCCGATTTGGTATAACATCGGGAGCAGTGGCAAATGGGAACCTCAGAAAGCGAGAATATAATGGGATTCGCAGAATTACATACAGCTGATGGATGGGTGAATGTCGAGGACATTCCTATGATTGACACAGTTATTTGTCAGTTATGCAATGAACCGACAGAGGCTAAGGACATCACCATCACAGCTAGAATTGTTGAAGGCGTAGTGGTTGCAGGTACTTGGTCATGTAACAAATGCAAGGCAGTAAATGGATAAGGAAACGCTGCTTATGATTTTGACATTAGCTCTATTTATTGGCGGTATTGCAATGGGCTTCATGGTTGGGATGAATCATTAGTCAAGCAAGGAAATATAGAGGTTTCCGCACTGAGCGTGTGGTGGCGTCCTACCTATCGAGGATATGGCCATATGCCAGTGTTGGAAGGGGTATAGGCAAGGATGTTCAGAATGTGCCTTTTGACTGTGAAGTCAAGGCTCGCACTGCATTCCAACCTAAGGCAGTCTTGGAGCAGATTCGTAAGCGCACGGCTCTTTCGGGGGAATTGGGCTTTGCAGTCTTGCGACTCAACGGGCAGGGAGAAAATGCAGCGGAGTATGCCTGCATCATCCAGCTCCAAGACTTGCTTCCACTTCTTGAATTAAAGTATGGTCACATTAAAGTTAATCCACAAGATGCAGATATTCAACGCTGTAGCTGTGGATCATGGATGATTGGGGAATGTAAAACATGCCAACCTACGATTACAAATGTGGAAGATGCGGATTGAAGAATGAGTTGCATCATGGTTGGCACGATAAACCTACAGTTCTATGTACTTATTGTAATGAGCCAATGAGTAAAGTGATTAGTCCAGTGGGAGCAATCTTCAAGGGAACTGGATGGGGCAAAGATAAGTAGTTATTAACATCTGTGGATAACATGCCACAAAACATAACAGTTACGCTTAGTTAGGAGTATAGTTATGCACATCTTGACAAGGTATGGTACGCTAACGGCGCAGAGCCTCTCAAAGGCTCACCGCAAGCCCATAAAGGGCGTAGCTTGCGGGGTGCTAGTAGCTATTGGGATAGCTCTATGCAGTAGTCCTTATGCAGGCTCTAATCAATCTAATAAAGAATACATAGACTATAAGACTTATGCGCTGTATTTATTAGACTTTAATCATAAAGAACATAAATGCTTACTAAAGCTATATGGTAAAGAATCAGCATGGAATCCATTAGCAAAAAATGGTAGTCATAATGGTATTCCTCAAGGTAGAAGTGAATGCTTCCT